CCTTCAGGCTTCTTGCCTGCTCTGCGATAGCTCTTTCAAAAAGTTCAATTTTCTTCATGGTGTTGTTCCTCCGTAAAATATGTTTTTTCCTTTCGGTGTACACATATTCGCTCTAAAAGCACATAATAGCAAGTCATTTCTGCGATATAAATCGTAGAATACTGCACGATATTTGCCGGTATATTTGTGTAGATTAATTCGACACTTTTCGACAAACATCGACGCCGTAGATCACATTCAGGCCAGAGCCGTTGTCCCAATGCACCATGATGGAGCCGGTGTCATCCACGCCCCAGACGGTTCCAAGTGTGCCGACCGGAGGAGCCTGTGCATCGTCCATCTGGACCAGCTCCACACGAGTGCCAGCGGGATACTGGCTGCGGATTAAATCCACCGTTGCCTTATTCGGAAATCTCATCGCTGGACACCTCCTTCTTAGCGCCGCTTTTGAATGCGGAAGATCCGGTCAGGTTCTTCAAGAGAATTTTTCGTTCGGTTTTGTATTCGTTGCCGATGAAGCCGAGGCGGAGCAGGAAGCAGCGGAAAGCGTACTTCTCATTGTCGACCTGCTTTTCGGTACCGTTTACACGCTTTTGGTTTCGGGCCATTTCGCAGAGCTTGCAGATAAAGGTGTCATAAGCCTTCACGCTGTCTGCATCCGGCTGGCCGGGGAACCAAGGGAAGGAAACCTTTGTGTCGGTAATCTCCAGCGGCAGGTCGTCTGTACCCAGCGCCTTGCAGATAAGGCTGCGTTTGGCGGCAATGATGCCTTTAAGGTTTTCGAGGTTGGCATCGGTGAAAATGCTGCGAGGCATGGAAATGCAGATGCCGGTGATTTCATCTTCCGGTGTTGCGTATGCCGGAGGGCAATCCTCCAAAGGTTCCTCGCCGTCGATGACCGGTTCCTGCTGTTCGCTGTCGTATTCGGTGGACTCAGCGATGAAGCCTTGCTGGGCCAGTGCCTCGATGAGCTTTTCGATTTCCTCGCTGTCAGCCATATCGTCAAACTCAAGGTTGCCTTCACGAGTGACCGTAAAGTAGTCGATTTGGTAGGCGTAGGTCGGAGTTTTCAAGTAGACCGGCTTTGCTCTGGTGAACTCGCTGATGGCTTTGACCAGCGGTTTGCGGTCGGTTGCGTTGTAGTAAATTGTCATGGTGTATGACCTCCTTTAATTTTGGTAGTCACATATTCGCTCTAAAGGCACAGAATAGCAAGTTATATTTGAGATATAAATGTACCAATTATGTGCCTTTAGAGCTTGTGGATCTTACCAATTATACCGGAGCAATTTCCTCGTATTTATAAGTGAGGCCATCACGGACAACAGTTACATTTGCAGCGGAACCGACCTGCTCGATGTAGCGCTTCACGATAACATCGCAGAATTTTTCGTCCAGCTCAATGGTGTAGCAGATACGGTTGGTCTGTTCGCAGGCGATAAGTGTGCTGCCAGAACCACCGAACGGGTCCAATACCAGCGAGTTAGCCATGCTGGAATTCATAATCGGATACGCCAGAAGCGGGATAGGCTTCATGGTCGGATGGTCGCAATTTTTCTTAGGCTTATCAAATTCCCAGATGGTCGTTTCCTTACGGCCTGTGTACCATTGGTGCTTACCGGCTTTCTTCCAGCCAAACAGCACAGGCTCATGCTGCCACTGGTAAGGACTGCGGCCCAGCACCAGAGATTGTTTCTTCCAGATGCAGGTGCCGGACAAATAAAATCCCGCATCGGCAAATGCTCTGCGGAAGTTCAGTCCTTCAGTATCAGCGTGGAAAACATAAATGGAAGCGTCCTCAGCCATAGCAGAGTGCATCTGCGTGTATGCATCCAGAAGGAATTGATAGAAGGCGCTGTTTTCCATATTGTCGTTTTTGATTTTACCAGCACTGCCTTCGTAGTTCACATTGTACGGAGGGTCCGTCACCACCAGATTGGCGACCTTGCCGTTCATCAGGATGGCATAGGTTTCAGCCTTGGTGGAGTCACCGCAGACCAGACGGTGTCCGCCCAGCTGCCAAAGGTCACCGGCCTTGGAGAAGGTCGGCTGCTTCAGCTCGGCATCCACATCGAAGTCGTCATCGTGGACACCTTTCTTGGTGTCCTCACGGAACAGGGACTCCAGCTCCGCAGGCTCAAAGCCGGTCAGGGATACATCGAAATCGGTGCCCTGCAGGTCAGCGATCAGGAGGGCCAACTTGTCATTGTCCCATTCGCCGCTGATTTTATTGAGCGCCACATTCAGCGCTTTTTCTTTTTCCTCGGAAAGCTCCACCACAACGCAGTCCACTTCGGTCATGCCCATGTCGATGAGAACCTTTAAGCGCTGGTGACCACCGACAACACGGCCAGTGGTCTTATTCCAGATGACCGGTTCCACATAGCCGAACTGCTCAATGGAGCGCTTCAGCTTTTCATATTCCTTGTCGCCGGGTTTCAAATCTTTACGAGGGTTATAATCGGCAGGCAGAAGTTCTGCCGTGTTCTTTTTCTCAATCAGCATACTTTTCCACCGCCTTTTTCAGTTCTTTGGTCTTATCTAAGTTCTCCCAAGAGCCTTTATAACCGTTGAAGTGGCCGTAAGCAGTGGTCTCGGAGAAGTAAGGACTGCGCAGGTGCAACAGAGAAATGATTGCAGCGGGACGCAGGTCAAAGACCTCCATCACGGCCTTGCGGATAATTTCCACATCGACCTTTTCTGTACCGAAGGTGTCAATCTCAACGGCAGTAGGTTCTGCCTTGCCAATGGCATAGGAGATAGAAACCTGACAACGGTCTGCCAGCCATGCGCCTACGATGTTACGAGCGACAGCTCTTGCCATGTATGCGCCGCTGCGGTCAACCTTAGTGGCATCCTTACCGGAGAAGGCACCGCCGCCGTGTGCAGCAAGACCACCGTAAGTATCCACCATGAGCTTTCTGCCGGTAAGACCAGTATCGGCAGCAGGGCCACCAGCGACGAAGCGACCGGAAGGATTGATGAGGATTTCTGCATCCTTCGGAAAGTGGTAGCGATTGAGCAGAGGATAGATGATTTCGGTGATAATTTCACGGCGAAGCTCATCCAGACTCTTAGTATCCTTGTGCTGTACGGAAACGATGATATTTTTTGCACGGATAGGTTTGCCATCCTGATATTCTACAGTGACCTGCGCTTTTCCGTCAGGACCAATATCACGGATGGTTCCGTCATGCATTGCGTCGTCCAGACGCTTGCACAAGTCGTTGGCGAAAAGGATAGGAGTAGGCATCTTTGGCCATGTCTCGTTGGTGGCATAACCATAAACAGTGCCCTGATCACCGGCGCCGATGGAAGCAAAGATATCGTCGGTATCTACTTCACGGGTTTCCAGCGCTTTGTTTACGCCACCGGCGATGTCAGCGCTCTGGCGATGCACATATACAAAAATGATGAACTTCAAAGGATTGTATCCGACCTTGGCAAGGGTCTGGCGGACCACAAAGCGGATGTCGATTTTCTTGGAGCAGGTAATCTCACCACACACAAAGATTTTTCCTTTTGTCGCCATAACCTCACAGGCCACACGGGAATATCGGTCCTTCTTCAGGCACTCGTCCAGAATGGCATCGGCGATGAGGTCGCATAATTTATCCGGGTGTCCAGCGCAGACACTCTCGGCAGTTTTATAAGAAATGTTCATATCAAATTCCTTTCCTTGCCATCAAAAGGCGTTCCATCACATCATCCTGTGGAGTAGAGCCGCCGTATTCTGTGGCACAATTTTCTTTTACGATTTGGTAGATTTCCATCCAGAGCCTGTTGGTCTGACTCATGAAGTTCTGACTCATGGCCACATAAGGCGACTGGATTGCATTGCCCGTAGTCGGATGCTTTGCCAGAAAACCAAACTCGGTAATGGCTTCTTCACACTGAATCCAACGGGCCACGCTCATGGAGTAACGCTCCAGAAGCTGCGGAGACACAAGTGCTGCGCAGCCACGCTCGTGGAGCCAGTCCCATGTCTTTTTGTAAATATCAGCTGCGACCAGCTTTTTGCCATCCTTCTGTTTGGCGGACAGGAGCTTGGATGGCTTGGGCATCGCTTGACCTTCCAAATCGACCGATTGGTTATCGAAGTCAATGACAGTCAATGTGCGTTTGCCCGGATTGCCCTCAGCGATTTTGTCAGCTAAGGGCTTCTTTTTCGCTCCTGCGCCCATTCGAGCGCCGCCTCGGTTGGTACCGTCCTTAGCCAATTACAACACCTCCTTTGGCAGGGCCTATATACCCCGTTTGAAATTGCGAATTTGTGCGTGAGACCCCACGCCCGTTGCACAGCATAAAGCTCACAGAGATTTCGACCGCCCCTACCGGTCATGGTTGTGCCAACGATCACCTCGCTCGGCATGGATTCTGGCATGGCACGGCTTGCAAAGAGCAATCAGATTTTCTCTTGCGTGTGTGCCGCCTTCCGAAAGCGG